CAACGATCAACACATATCAGACACTCGATGGAAAAGCTTATTACACGACAGACACTCAAGGATCTTTTGCTGTTGAAATGCTTGCCGATTGGGGAGCTGCGTCATCACTTTGCGAGATGCTTTGGAATTCAGCCGCAACAAATCCAAACACGCCTTTGGCTGTCATTCTTGAAGCTGATTCAGGATCGACGTTCACTTTTGACGTGCAACCTATCTATCCATCAGCGGGCGGCACTGCACCAGATGCACAGACCGTCTCAATGACTTTCACCTGTGTGACGACACCAGTCTTCGCATAACAAACAAGAATCGGGAGAAATGAAATGAAGCTACCAATAACAATCGAATATTCAACAGGAATTTCGGAGACCTACACAGCTCAACCCCCAGAATGGGCAAAGTGGGAGAATAAGACAGGTTTCATCGTTTCACAGGCGCAAGAAAAGATCGGAATCTCCGATCTGATGTTTCTTGCTTATCACGCTATGAAGCGCGAATCCGCTGGCAAGCCAGTCAAGGGATTTGAGATCTGGTGTGAAACTGTGGCAGAAGTTCGAGTCGGTGACGATCAGAGCCCAAAAGCTACAGAGTCGGAAGCTTAAATCGGATGCTCTGGGACTTAGCCCTTGCGACAGGATTGAGTCCCAGAGAGTTCGAAACAGCCGAAGACATATTGACAGCAATCGAGATTTTGGAGAGTAAGAATGGCCAGTGAAATGATCGCTTACGATAAGTCAGACTTACGTGGCATCATTGGCGCTTTCAAAGCGATGGACGATCGAGCTGTCGCAGAGGCAAAAGGCGTCTCAAATGGCCTCGCCACTTACGTCCAGACAAAGATCATCGCCACAGCTGGATCAGCTAACAATCAAGCGGCATCGCGTATCGCTCAGGGATCTCGAGTAAGTAAATCATCGAAGGTCGGAGAATTGTCATTTGGTTTCGTTTCTCAGAAATTCTCTGGCGGCGGTACTACTCAACAGCTTTGGGGCGGTTACGAATTCGGATCCAATAAATTCAAACAATTTCCCGTCTGGTCAGGACGTGAGGGACGCGGATCTCGCGGATGGTTCATCTATCCGACGCTTCGAGCTGAACAGCCTCACATCGTCGCTGAATGGGAATCTGCATTCTCAAAGATTCTAAAGGAATGGACATAACATGGCCGCAGCTGGTTCACGCACACTCAAGCTCTCCATTCTTGCCGATGTCGATAATCTCAAAAAGAATCTCGGCGTCGGAGCGACTCAAGTCGATTCATTTGGATCAAAGGTCACAGACTTTGGCAAGAAGGCGGGTCTGGCATTTGCTGCAGCTGCCGCCGCCGCTGGCGCGTATGCAATCAAGATCGGCGTCGATGGCGTAAAGGCCGCGATCGCTGATGAAGCTGCTCAAGTCAAGCTTGCTGGAGCTTTACGGAATGCCACTGGTGCAACGGATGAACAGATTGCATCAGTAGAAAAACAAATTCTCAAGATGTCATTGGCATCTGGTATTTCAGACGATCAGCTTCGTCCAGCTCTGCAGAGACTATCGATCTCGACCGAGGATGCGACGAAAGCTCAAGATCTTCTCGCTTTGGCGATGGATATCTCTACAGCTACAGGCAAGCCGCTCGAAGGCGTTGCAAATGCTTTGGGCAAGGCCTACGACGGAAACACGGGAGCTCTCGGCAAATTAGGCGTCGGACTTTCAACAGCCGAGCTCAAGACCATGAGCTTCACAGATACTCAAAAGCGACTTTCAGATCTATTCGGCGGAGCCGCTGATCGTAACGCGAACACATTCGCGGGACGCATGCAGCGTCTCACGGTGACGATCGATGAAGCCAAAGAAGGAATTGGAGCGGCGTTGCTTCCAATTCTTGAAAAGCTCGTCGGATACTTCACGACTTATGTCGTGCCAATCGTTGAGAAGCTTTCAAATGCTTTCAGCAACAAAGGCGACGGAATCGGAGCAAATGTCGTGGCTCTGGGAAATACCTTGACCAGCGTTTTCCGTCCGATCTGGGATGGTCTCGTTTCAGCTTTCAATTCCGTCAAAAATGCCATCTCTGGGAATTCAGAAGCTTTCCTTGCTTTCGGTAAATTGATCGCTGACTACGTTGCTCCAGTGCTTTCAACGACTCTCGGCGCAGCTCTCAAGATCGTCGGATCAATCGCTGGCACGGTCATCAATGTGATCGGCGGCATCATCGGAGCCATCACGGCAGCTGTGGAAGGCGCCATCGCCGTGGTGAATTGGCTGATCAACAAATATAATTCGATTCCAGTCTTGCCAAATATTCCAACGATTCCAACTGGTACAGCTCCGAAAGTAACTATTCCGACAGCTCCCAGCGTAGGCGGCGGATCGACTCCAAAAATTCCAACCGTCACGCCGCCATCTGGTGGATCTTCTGGCTCATCTGGTGGATCTTCTGGCGGTTCAGGCGGCGGCGGATCAATGAAAGTGGCTGCAGCTGCAACAGCTGCGGCGAACGTGGTCTCATCGAATTTCAACCCAGGCTCTTTCCGCATGGCAGAAGAACGCGATCGTGGCACGACAATCAATTTGACCGTCACTGGCGCATTCGACAAAGAAGGCACAGCACGGACAATCGTGGAGACGCTCAATGACAGCTTCTACCGTGGCACGGGCGGAGCTGGAGCGTTGCAGATCGCATGACACTTTGGAGCCCAGTGTGGCGCGTCAAAATCAATGGCCTTGAATATCAAAACTATGCTCTGGCAAATCTTACGATCAACACTGGCCGCACGAATATTTATGAGCAAGCGCAAGCGGGCTATGTAAATCTCCAGCTGATAAATCTTGAACAGACTCCAATCACAGCTTCGATCAATGATGCTGTGACGATTGAATTGCAAGATTCCACAGCTGCATTCGTCCCGATCTTTGGTGGAAGCATCACCGATATCACGGTCGAAGTCACAACAGCTGGATCCGTGGGAATCAATCAAACAATCTCGATCATCGCTTTGGGAGCTCTTTCCAGACTTCAAAAGGCTTTGACCGAAGGTGTGCTTTCAGATGATTTGGATGGCGTACAGATCGAAACGATCTTGACCGATCTTCTGGTCAATAATTGGAGCGAAGTCCCCGCAGCTTTGACGTGGGCTGATTACCCGCCATCCGTCACGTGGGCAACAGCTGAAAACACTGGTCTGGGCGAGATCGATGCTGGAAACTATGAGCTCGAGAATCGTGGAGCCGATGTCGTGGATGTCTATTCATTGGTCTCAGCTTTGGCCACTTCTGGTCTTGGTTACTTATACGAAGACGCATTTGGGCGGATCTCATATGCAGACAGCACACATCGAAGCATCTATCTCTCGACTTTTGGATATACCGACGTCGATGCAGAGCAAGCCGTCATCAACGGCATGCAGATCAACACCAGAGCGGGAGACGTCAGAAATGACATCACTCTCAGATATGGAAACACGTCATCTCTTGAAAAGACAGCAACAGATCCGATCTCGATTGGTATCTATGGCAAACTCGCACAGATCATCAGCACGACCATCAAGCATGCTGTCGATGCTCAGGATCAAGCCGATTTCTATTTGACGCTTCGTGCTACGCCTCAGCCGATGATGAATGCCATCACTTTTGAATTGACCAATCCAGAGCTCGATGATGCAGATCGAGATTCAATGATCAACATCTTCATGGGACTTCCACTTCGAATCTCAAATCTTCCTCTGAATATGTCTTCGGGAACATTTGCGGGTTTCGTTGAGGGATGGACATTCCGCGCAGCGTACAATTCAGTATCGGTGACGGCGTTGCTGTCTCCGCTGGCTTATAGCTTGCAAGCTCTCAAATGGGAGCAAGTACCTATCGGCGAACAATGGAACACCATCTCGGGAACACTCGAGTGGCAAGATGCGACCGTGGTCGCGTAAGGAGAAAAAATGAGCAATCCGACGAGCAATTTCGGCTGGCAGATGCCAACTCCGACAGATCTTGTCACGTCACTTCCAGCTGATTTCGAGGTATTTGGTCAAGCTGTAGATTCGACGATGGCAGATCTTAAGGGCGGCACATCTGGTCAGATTCTTTCAAAGAATTCAAATACAGACATGGACTTCGTGTGGGTCACAAATGATCAAGGTGACATCACTGGTGTCACAGCTGGCACAGGTATCAGCGGCGGTGGCACATCTGGCAACGTAACAATCACCAATTCAATGGCCACAGAGATCACAGCAAAAGGCGATTTGATCGTCGGTACTGGCTCAGCCACTTTTGACAATCTTGCAGCTGGGTCAAACGGCAGCATCTTGATCTCAGACAGCACAGCCACGACGGGACTTCGCTGGCAAGGTTCGCAAGCTGCTGGAAAGAATGCGATCATCAATGGTGGATTTGATATTTGGCAACGTGGCACATCATCAAGTTCAAACAATTATTCAACAGCCGATCGATGGACAAGAGATGGCGCAAATTGCACGACATCACGTCAAAGCACAGGAGCTCCAACGGGTTCAAATTATGTGATGCGAAATGCTTTCACCAGTGCAAGCGGTGCCTATGTCACTCAGTTTCAATATATAGAAAGCGCAAACGTTGCTCCACTTTTGGGACGTCAAGCTACTTTCTCGGTTCGCTTGCGTCGTTCAGCTGGCATGGCTTCCAATCTTGCTATGTACGTTCAAAAGAATGCAACTGTGGACGCTGGTGGTGCAACTGGTGGATGGACAACCATCGACGCCATGACGATCACGAATGCAAATCTTCCAACTGGTACGACCTCGGCTGATTGGTATTTGGCACAATTAGGCGTCGCAATTCCAAATGACGGGACAGCAAATTCTTTGCGTGTTTATATTTTGACAGCAACAGAGCCCGGAAATGGATCTTATTGGGAAATGGCTCAGGTTCAATTAGAGCTGGGATATCAAACAACTGCGTTTTCACGCGCTGGCGGGACAATTTCTGGAGAATTAGCCGCTTGCCAGAGGTACTACTGGCGACAAAGTGGAAAAGCTTCTGACTATTCTGTCGTCGGAAATGGATTGGCATCAAGCACGACAATTTTTAAGATGCAAATAAAGAATCCTGTTTCAATGCGCGTTGCTCCAACAAGCATCGATTGGAGCGGAATCTTTGGCTGGGACGGTGTATCTTTGATCGGTTTCGGTAGCGCGGTCTTAGAGTATGCGAACGAAACTTATGCAAACATCACAGCATCAGGATCGGGATTGACTCAATTCCGCCCATATGCTTTGTTACTTTCTTATCCAAATCAATTTATCGGATTTAGTGCGGAGTTATAAAATGGATAAAGTGTCATTTATCGAAATTGCTGATTCAATATCAGGAGATATCAAGGAGCACGCAATTATTGAAAGAGCTGATGGCTCATTCACTTCAATGAGCAAAGAGCACTATCTGGAACAACAAGCGGCGATCACAGATGTCCCAGCTGCTAAGTCATAACGGATGGATCGCGAGTAAGGATCAAGCCGAGCTCGATATCGTCAGCATTCCCATCGAGGGAACAAAGGTCAAGGTGCGATGCGCGAAAGCCGTCGCTCCCTTGATCGCTGGCTTTTGCAAAGAATTCAATGAGCTGATCGAGCCGATTGAAGGCGGCCAGCTTGACGATTGGGGCTATGCATTCCGCATGGTACGAGGAGCCACAGACAAGCTCTCAAATCATGCATCTGGGACAGCTATCGATCTCAACGCGACAAAGCATCCTTTGGGAAAGATCGGCACATTTCCAGCTGAAAAAGTACCGATGATCCGAGCACTGGCTAAGAAGTACGGACTCACGTGGGGCGGAGATTATCGAAATCGCAAGGATGAGATGCATTTCGAGATAAATTTGACCCCTGCGAAAGCCGCAGAATTGATCGGGAGACTGGAGAAGAAATGAACGAAGCAAAGGCACTTTTGGCCTCATGGGGACGCAGCTTTCTCGCTGCCGCTCTAACCTGTTACATGGCGGGCGTGACCGATCTCGAGACTCTCGGACTGGCTGGGCTTGCAGCTCTTGCACCCGTAGTCTTGCGCTGGCTTAACCCGAACGATGTGGCATTCGGCAAGAAATGAGCGAAGCGATCACGGCCATCGGCCTCATCATGGCGACGACCGTATCTTCGATCGCAGCTATCTTTGCAGCTAGATCAGAAAAGAATTCTCGTCCAGTGAGCAACGGTTTCGCAGCTCATGTGACTGGAGCTCTTGATCGGATCGAACGTCGCATCGATGAGCATTTGAAGGATCATAAATAAGCTTCGGGTAAGGGGAAGACCCGATCGGGACAAGCTCTACGTCGTGAGACGTGGGGCTTTTTCCATTCGACACGCCGATTCACACGCGGGAATCTTGCCAAATGACAAATTCTCCGTCACCCTGTTCACAGGTGATCGCAAGGATCACCAGAATCGGGAGAATTCAAATGGTGCTTGATCTATTAGATCCACAAACCCTCGGACGTCTGATCGGCGTTCTCACACTCATGATCATGGCTGGAGCTGTCGGTTATGCAAAAGGCTTCAAAGAAGGTCGTCGAGAAGGATACGCACGCGGCAAGGCGATCAGTGCTCACGCCGTCCTCAATGGCTTGAAGTCACGAAAGGCGGTCAAGTAAATGGGATTTCTTGACAACTATGAAGACGTCGCAGCTCGCATCAAACGCTTCTGGGAAACTCATCCAGCTGGACGTATCGAAAACACGATCATCGACTTCAATGCTGAAAAAGGCTATGTCCTAGTCCAGACTCAAATCTTCAAAGAATACGAAGATGAGAAAGCTTCTGCGATTGATTACGCATTCGGAAACGTGGCCACATATAACGTCCAGATGAAGAAATTCTTCGTCGAAGATACCGTCACGAGCAGCATCGGACGCTGCATCGGGCTTTTGCTTGGTACGGATAAACGTCCAACGCGTCAAGACATGGAGAAGGTCGAAACGATCTCCACAAAGGTCGCACAGAGCACGTCAGAGGACTATGACCCATGGTCTAAGAAATGGGGAGAAATCCCGAGCTTTGAAACAGCTGCAGAAGCTGAGAATTCTGGTATTCCGTCATTCGGATCATCCGTCGATGAGATCGCTAACCAACTCGGCGGCCAGCTGATCGAAGAAGCTCCACAGTGTTCTCATGGTCATATGATCTGGAAGCAAGCTAAAGAAGACGCTGCAAAGAATTGGGGCGGCTACTTCTGCACAGAGCGGACGAAAGCTACTCAATGCACCCCGCGCTGGTACGTATTGGCAAGCGATGGAAAGTGGAAGCCACAAGTATGAGCGACATCATCGAAATCATCTATCCTCAAGCAAAGATCGCAAAGCTTCTCCAGAATGGCGAAGTGATCGCAGAATACAAAGTCGAACAGTGTGACAGCTGTGAACGTCTGCTCAAGCTTGACTCTTTCGGATATCAGAAGGGACAAGGCGGAGAAAAACTGCTTTGGCTGTGTGGATCATGTCGATGATCAAGATCACGATTTCCAGAGATGATGAATTCACAGCTGGATCCGTGGCATTTCGTCGAGCTCTTGAAAACGCTGACAAAGTAGATCGAAGCGTACAGAAGCTCGGCTTACATGATGGAATTGCAAGAGATGCAGATTCAATCGGTGCAGAGATCGCCGTGGCTCAATATTTCGGGATTCGAGACTTTGAGCCTACGTGCGGCACATTCAAAGATTCAGCTGACGTGGGAAGCTTCATCGAAGTCAAGCACACGAAATGGGTGGATGGTCATTTGATCATTAAAGAATCTGATCGAAACACAGACATCGCCGTTCTCGTCACTGGCACATCGCCTCAATACTTCATCTGCGGGTGGATTCCGGTAGCTGTAGCAAAGAAGGATCGATTCAAGCATGCGAAGTCTGACTCATGGT